ACATAACACGTAGAGTAAAATTCAGGAATCAAAACGCATCCTTTGGTGCAGCGCTCAGGCAAGAAAGCTCAGGTGTAGTCAACATGGACTACGTTGAGTGTATGAATTTAAGTGAGATCGGTAGCTTTGGAGCAGCATTTTGGTTTAACGGCGCAGGAGCAGTCAGTATGACAAACTGTTCCATGCACACGTTCATAAGTTCCACGCAAGGTTTTCGTTTAACAGGTAGTACTAGAAATATTACTATAACCGGAAACATCCTTTACGTATTTAACAACGACGCGGTATTCCAGATTGATTCATCATCAGGCTTGGCAACTTCCAGGGTAATTTCAAACAACTACTTCATAGCACATACAGCTGTTAATGGGGGCGTAAACCTATTCATTGCAGACGACATAGACCAAGTATCGGGGAATGTGTTCTCAGGCAAAAATAACAGCTTCGCCGGTTTAGTCACCATAACTTTCCAAGCCGACGTAAATTTAATAGAATCAAAGTGGGCAGATAATGTAATAACCTCGGTAGCCGGTACAGCGCTAACATTTACCTCGAACACAGGAAGTTACGCCAGAATGGTCGGCGGCATCCTGAAAAACCTGACCGTTGTCGAGTGTGGGGGAGCCGGACTTCTGGTAGCTACAAACCCGATAATGCTCAATGACTTATGGATTAAAACGCTCACCGCCTACGGATGCGTCGGCGGCGGATTACAGTTTCCAGGAAACTCCGTAGGAACATGTAGAATCACTGATTACACATGTGCCGGTACCACAGGCAAAGTCCAGCAGGGCGGCTTAGTGCTGCAATCCAATGTCGGAAACACAATAACGGTAGACAATGGGTCGTTTGGAGTGGCTACAGGTTCAGCGGTAGCGCACACGGGTGCTGACATAAGACTCCTCACCGCGTTCGCACAGAATTTCATCTACCTGAGGAACGTAATCTTAGGGTCAGGTACGGAACTACTGAACGCTCAAAATGGCTCAGGAGGCACACCCCTATCCTTCGTAAGAAGTCAGAACCACGACAAGGTAGCAGGAGACCACAGATCGTTCTTCCGCTACGGTACGGTACAAACCGATACGACTATATTCAGGACAGCCTCCCCAAGTGAGAAAATTACGCCGAATAACGCGTCGAACAAAATCAGGAGCGGGTTCAAGAAAGTTCCTATCGCGTCCGGAACCACCGTCACAATTTCCGCTTACGTGAGAAAGTCAGTTGTCGGCGACGGTGCCGCGTACAACGGTGCACAGCCGAGGCTGATCTTGCAAGCCAATCCCGCAGTCGGTATAAACGACGATGTAGTGATAGCGACGGCTACGAACGCGGCCAACGGAGCCTTCGAGCTTCAAACAGGCACCACTGCAAGTGCCACGTCGGATGGCGTGCTAACTTTTCACATAGATTGTGACGGTACCGCCGGATGGGTCAACCACGATGACTGGAGCAAGTAATGTCAGTTAATAACAAATTTTGGGACTTTGGTCTACCCCTAGAGCCGATAGATGGTGAAGGCGGAACAAGGTACTGGGACTTTGGCCTACCAAATGTTAGAATAGACTCAATAGGACCAATCACACTTATAATAGATTCCGGTATCCTATCTGCCGAAGCTTTTGGTACGCCAATAACGCTTGCAAGTGTGCTTACAGTAGGCGCAGGCATTCCTTCAGAAGAAGCTTTCGGTACCGCGCTTGTATCACACTTGTTAGAAATAACTTCAGGCATCGCGTCCGAAGAAGCTTTCGGCACCCTAGAAGTGTTAAGAGCTATAACAATAGACGCAGGCATTCCTTCAGAAGAAGCTTTCGGCACAGCAAGTATTATAGGATTTATTGTTGTAGCTACAGGCATTCCTTCAGAAGAAGCTTTCGGTACCGCGCTTGTATCACACTTGTTAGAAATAACTTCAGGCATCGCGTCCGAAGAAGCTTTCGGCGCCCATACAGTAATTAAAACACTGTCTATAGAGGCGGGTATACCTCCCCCGTCGTTCCAAGTAGGTGTGCCAACATTCTTACAGTTAACGTCAACAAACTCAAACTTTGCCACGTTCATTGATGGTATAAACAGGCAGCCATTTATACGCGCCGCGTCTATTACAACAGATGCTCAGGTAGGCTTTCAAGGATCCTCCTCGTTTAGCACTGTAGACGAAGCCGGCACGTATTATCCATCAGTAGGGCACGAAGTGCTACAGTACTTTTATAATGAAGCTAACGCCACATGGATAAAGACTTTCGGAGGTGCCGTGGAATCTTGTTCTATAACTAGAGAAGACAACCAATCCGTGTTGTACGGCGAAATAACGTGTATAGACTACGCGCGTACGTTAAGTCGTAGAATCCTTAACGCCAAGTATCCCGCAGCCACATACGGTTCTATTAACAAGATACTAGCGCACATCAACCAAATAATTCTAGTACCAGAAGGCATATCCTGGGTACAGCAAGCCGACCCCGGCGTTGTGTTAGGAGACTTAGAGTTCCGTTACGAACCCCTTAACGAAGTCCTAGACAGATTAACAACAATGTGCCAGTACACATGGAGCGTTGACAAAGACAAGAACTTCTTCTTCTTCGATAACCCTGTGTCCATATTAGCCGCGCCATTTGACATAACACAAGAAACCACAGGACCAAACAGTGAAATATGGCGTAACATGCGCGTCACGAGAGACAGATCGCTACTTAGAAATATTCAGTACGTAAGGCAAGCATAATGGCAACACAAACACTGCTGTACCCAATTCCAACGAGTTTCCCCACAGCCTACGGCGTAGTTATAAAGTACTGCGACGGTGCGTTAATATCAGACGGTGAAGTGTCTTCCGCCGGCTTCGGTCGAGTTTTAAGTATTCGACACATTGAAACCAACACTTCATATCGTGTCGCCACTCAAGGACTTATATACAACGGAGGATTTGCAGCAGAGTACACGCAATTAGGCTTTGGTCAGCTTAACATCGTCTACAACCTATCGTCCTACGGCACAACATTTAAGACAACCGGCACCATTAGAAATAATTATTGATTTAGATACAACGTTTCCTACCGCATCAGTAGCCACTAATCCAGGATCAATAAATGGTAACAGCGGCGGCCCCAACGGTACCGGTAAATTTGAGAACGCCGATGATCACTAGATACCGCCGACAGAATATCAATAGACCTGGCAGCCGCTCAAACATTGTTGAAGCTTCAAGAAGAGCTACTAACGATCGAAATTGAAACTGACAAACTAGGTCTCGAGGTTGGGCAAGCGATAGTTGTAAACCTACCACAGTTCGGTGTGGCCCCGCAAACAATGTTAGTAGAAAGCATTAGAACTACAGAGATAAGTAAACGTATTCTTCGATCGTCTGTGCGCATAAGTAATCAGCAGACCCAAGCGGACTACGTTGCCGCATTCTCTAAATTGGTTAAGCGTTTACGCAGGCCATCGCAGAAGTCCACGCAAACAATAATGTTCGTCTTAGGAGAAACAGTGCAAGGCTTAGATAACCCAGGCCTCACTACAGGTACAAATAAAACTAACGTAATACTTATAACAAAGGACTTCCAATTAAGTGAGGTAGCTATAATTTTCAAAACTCCGCCAACAGGGCAATCTATCATTCTAGACATCCTGCAAAATGGCAACACCATATTCGTGTCCAATACTGTTCTGCAATACACCACTGTTGGTGGCCCGCAGAAATTCGGTGTGTTTCGATCAGGTACCGTTACGCTCAGAAAAGACGATCAAATCACATTGAACATATCTCAAGTAGGTTCGCCAATACCAGGTAAAGACGGAACTGTTCAAATAACAGGAGTAGGGTAATGCCAGTTTTACTATATGCCGATTCTATAGATACTTACAGTAATGAAAGAGTACGTTACACCGTAACAGGCATAAACGGAAATCAAAAACAAGCAGGCAGGTATGCCGGACAATCAATACTCATTTTTAATTCAGGTTTCGGCGAAACCAAGTATGTACGAGACCTACCAAAAACCACCGGAAAGATTAGAATAGGATTTGATTTCAAATTTACATCTAGCATAGGCTTAGGCGTGCCCGCCGCCGACTCGATGATAGTTGGGCTACTAACATCTTCCAGCGTACCAACCTGCGTTGTGTTTTCAAAAGCTTCCAGAGAGTTAACTTTAAAGAACTACCCATCTACATTACTAGATACCTCTACATCTACGTTAGAGTGGGAAACTTGGTACTATATGAATATAGACATAGACTTTACAGCCAGCACTGTAGACGTTTACGTAAATGGCTCATTAGAAATGTCCTCATCAGCAACACTTACCGGTAGTGTAAAGTTTGGGCTTCTCCATAACTCATTCGGATTCAAAGGAACCGCTATAGATAACCTGTGCATACTAGACATGGATACCGGTTCTACATCGCCAACGCAGTATCGTGTAGACGTAGCTTACGCTGCTACGCTAAATGAGAATGAGTGGTCCTTGTCAACCGGATTAAACAGTACCGTATTGTTAGACGAGACAGTGCTAAACGCAGGGGCGCCAATTCCTGATAACAACTATGTGTTCACAAGCACGGCGTTTCTGAAAACGTCACACTATATGAGCACACCATTTGTAGGTACCGCGTTAGGCGTGCAATTAGTAATCGCCGCAAAAAGCGTCTCGTTAACTTCTGAGATAGAACCGTACGCCGAGACAAGCGGGACAAAAAGCTTTTTAGTTGCCAGTCAGCCAGCTGTATCAAGTGACTGGTTACAGAGATTAGATGTGTTAAGCACAATACCAACGTTAGGAACCCTGTGGGAAGCATCTAGTTTTCAAACAACCTCATTCGGGGTTAGACTTAGTGTAGGAGGCACACAGATACAAGTTTCTCAAATAGCTGTTGAGAAAGTTACGTTAATAGGAGCCGTAGCAGCTAGCCGGTACTACGCCAAGCTGTAACAGGAGAATCTAGTATGACCGACGAACAACAAAGTCCGAGTTGGCATCAAGACCAACGATTCGTATTAGAAGAACTAAAAAGGATGAATAGCACTGTCTCAAACTTAACCAATAAAATAGACGAAGTGTCTAAGCAAATAGCTCAAGCTAGTACACAAGGACCCGAGATTGCCAGTCTCCGAAATGTGGTTTATGAACACAAATCACAAATAGCCGTGTTAAAGATGCAGTGCGCGCTATACGGAGCTTGTGCATCAATCGTAGTTTCAGGAGCGATAAGTATCGCCGTAGCGTTTATTAAGTAGGTAGCCAATACTTCAAGTTATAGTTTACAACGGTATAATACAATCAGCCTAGGCTAGGGTGCTCTTACACCCTTACCTGGGCTAATTGCTTTTAGCCTTGACCCCTTCAAGTAGTTACAAAAGCACATCCACACGCTATAGAAAGCAGACATAATGCCGCCACTAGAGGTAGTGCTAACAAATCGAGTAGCATTGTTCACATCAGACATCCCTGAGAACTACAGTACGTTCTTGTCATGGAGAAAACCTAACGCGTTCTTCATGCCATCTTTCGGTAAAGGCTGGGACGGACGTATTCGCATGATAAAGCGCAAGTCCATTTCGTCAGGATTGTTTTTAGCCACATACAATGAAGCGCGTGATACTTTAGGTGTCGTCTTTAAGATCGACGACAAGAGGCGTCTCCCAAGCTTCACAAAAGTTAAAATGGAAGGTGCGCGAGACTACCAAATAGAGGCCGTAAAAAAGCTCCAACAGAAATCGCATTCAGGCGGCATTATTTTAGCAGCCACCGGCACAGGCAAGACATACATCGCCGGTAAGTTCTTCGCATCAGTATTAGGCGGATGCGTATTCATAGTAGATGAGTTAACGCTGCTGGAGCAGGCCAAAGCCGACATAGAAAAAAATTCAGGAGAACGGGTAGGAGTTATCGGTGACCGGAGATTCGATCCGCAACGAATCACTGTGGCTACAATCCAAACGCTTAACAAGAATAAGAAAAATCCAGCATATCGTAAATGGCAGGCATCGGTTACCATTGTGATGATCGACGAGTTGCACATGGCGATGAACAAGCGCAACATTGAGGTCGTCAAGGCTTTGAATCCTCTGGCCGTCTTTGGCCTTACCGCTACGCTACAAGTAAAGAAGCAAGAAATCCGTCTGCGTGCCTTCGAGCTATGCGGGCCAGTGATCTATGAGTACAGCTTAGAGGAAGGCACCCAAGAGCAGCACCTAACACCCGGTATCGGAGTAGGCGTGGACCTTCTTAGAAACATCCCTGAGCGTTGGCCGTACCAAGACGCCTATCAGAAATTCGTCGTAAAAAGCCGGCAACGAAATGACTGTATCGAAGCGCTAATCCGTGAAGGTGTACGTCGCCATAAATTTGTAGTGTGTCTGGTAGATAGAGTCGCCCACGTAGAGCGTCTCGTAGAGCGTATCAAAGACTTAAAGGTCGCCGCTATCTATGGCAAGATACGCAAGCAAGAACGAATGAGCAGCAAGAAATCTTTTGAAAAAGAGAAGCTGCAAGTACTCATATGCAATAAGGTATTTAAGAAGGGCGTAGATATCAAACGGGCTGACGTCATCATCGACGGCGCCAGCATGAAGTCTACTAACGATGCCAGGCAGAAGTACGGTAGAGGCGTGCGCCTGCACGAAGCCAAGCGCGGACTTATTTACTTCGACATCGGTGACAAGATACCGACCGACGGTCACAATAGATTCAAACGATCCGCCACTTCTCGACGCCGTGCTTTGAAACAACAAGGTGTCGCTACTATCAAAACGGTGTGGGCTGATAACGCCGATCAGATCTATACCGAAGCCGAGAAGCATCTAGATATCGTACTCCGAGGTTACAAGATATGACAACGAGCGCCAGCCCTTTGAAGATGCTCATAGAGCTGTATCCAGACCGTCGTAAGTTTGGGCACCTTACTGTATTCGATAAAAACAACCTTAGGCACGTCCACCGTCGTTGTTATGGGAAATCGGATAACCTAAGAGCAACCCAAGCCGGTAACCCTACAAGAAATCCCCTATACCGATTCGGTGATATCCCGACTGGTACATACTTGGGTATAGTAGAGCACAAGGTAATGCTCCCACGCAAGACATACGGACCTTATCCGCCAATCCGTATGTTGCCTAGATCAGGTATGGCGCTGCTAGCAGCAGCTAACGGTCGCGCTGGTCTGTTAATCCATAGCGGAGATCTTTCAGACATAGGAATTTTACGGCCTACTCACGGCTGTGTACGCGTGTGTAACGAGACTATGTGGCAGCTAACCGGCGTGCTGAAAGCATGGAGCCAATCTATGATAGATATCGAAGTACTTGAGATTCTTATACCTATATCGTCAAAAGAAGGTCACAATCTATAACTATTTAGGAAAAGAAGGTCAAGGAAGTTACGCCGCTCTACGTGAACCCTACCATTACAAATAAAGCAGATCGAGTAGAGCATCTAGTTATATTTCAAAAGAAGGTCACTGATATCTCTATATATATATAACTAATACATACTAACTAATAACCCCTAAGATTCAGTTATAGCTATAGTCCCCCGCGTTCCCCACCAGATTAAACTAGAGGATAGCCGCCCCGATGAAACTAATCAAAATACACGCCTTGAGACTTAGCACTAACAAGAATGATTATCAGATGTTCCGGTACTTACTAGAAGAAGCCAAACCCAACCCGTTCTCTATACTGTTTCACTGTGGATCGAAGAACATGCCGACCACAATAGTTTTCTGCGACCCGGCTATGAAAGCGGAGAACCATGAAAGAGAGTACACAGCTAGTCCAGCAAACGAATTTTTGCAAACGATTCTTAGTGCCGTACCTGATGCGGTCTAATTACTTACCCAAGAGTATTACCCCGGTAGATAGAAAGTTACGAATGATAGATAAAACCCGTCCCCGAAAAGGCAAGCGTGCTGACTTCGATAAGACGCTAGATAAGTACCTAGCCGCCACTACTCCAGGACCAACCGTTGATGTACCACCAAATCAAAAGATTGTGCATATGTGGTATGACAACGCAAATAAGACTTACGGTTGGGCAACGCATCAAGTACCGATCATCACGATGCTGGTACTCGACGATCCAAGAAAGTCTATCGCCACGGCGACGAAACACGGCCCTGATATTAACCTGTGCATCAAGTACAGTCAAATTCTACACATGCCCAGGATGCCGAACACCGCCTCAGTTGATGTAGGGCATGTGTGCGTAAGCGCTTTTTCAAATAGTCGCGCAATCTGTGTAACTTTTGAAGAAAAGATCATCGCCAATCGCAATATCATTTCCGGACGCCGACTGGTGTACGACATTTGGCCGTTAGAGGACGGCTCGTGGACGTGGGGCACTTACACAAACAGCCTGTTGCTAAGATGGAGTCCCGCCTTTATAAGTAAGCAAACAGCTTTTGAAGATTGTGTTAATGTGTCAATGGATTCTTTCAATTCATCAATTCCTGTTAAAGTTATAATTACCGGCTCCGCTGTCGGTGATGGAGAAGAGATACCAGATACAGTTACCATATGGGAGGAAGGACCTGTCATGCGTTGGTGCTATGTCGCCAACAACATTCCGAACAATGTACATGTAGGTTACGTAGATCTAGTAGCTGCGGCGTTTGCCGCCAAGAATAGATTTCCTAAGAGCACGTTAGAATGTTCTGACAACAATCCCCTTTCAAGGTTACTTACACAACAAGTGCCGTCATGAAGACAAGACCCAAGATACCTTACAAGATGGTGTCGGTAGCAGGCGAGCTAACAACATTAGCAAAAGTAGTTATAATTGTAATGCTAGTTACTCTGCTGTTCCTAGCTATGACCGGTATTATTGCTATCGTGTACGCAATAGAGTACCACCCAACGGAGATTGCGTTTCCGTGGAGAAACAACTAAATGAGATACAAAGCAGCATTCACATCAGCCGGTCGCTTAGCTAACAGCGCTGTTACGACCGCGCCTTACCTGGTGCGCCTCGGCATACAACTAATAAACGTAGACATGATTACTAATATATTTGTTGTCTACTCCCATACATCTCAATCCAACATCGTTAGCGTCTATCTAGTAGGCCAGTTACATCCGATCAGATGTCCAGAAGAAGACGCCACAGAGTTTTTGAAATTAGTCAACTACAAATGATAACCATGCAGAACAACTTACCGCATCAATGCCATTGCTTAGAGGTACACAAGTGCGACATCTTTGTACATCCAGATCCAGGAATAACAAATGCGCTAAACGAGCTGGTCAACCAAATGACCCGCTACGATGAAGAGACCGGAGGCTCGTCAGGAGTTACATTTCATTCAGACATGCTATCAGGCGGACAGTTCCACAGCGTCACGCAAAACACAAAACCAGTGCTAGTCACTGAGCCGCGTCTGCTAGTGATTAAAGATAAACGACTATGAGCCTTAGATTAATATTGTTAGCCGTGCTAGTAGTAACCACCGTTACTATCGGACTAGTAGCGCTGAGCATAGCTTGGGCCGCTTGCTTTATGTACGTGCGCTCGTTTCTGACCAACGTCGGCGCCGTCGAATCGCTTGACCACTTACAGTTCATACTCCAAGGCTCCGGGGCGGCTTTCTTATGTTACGTCGCGCTGCTAATACTAGACAGAGCCGCAAACTTTGAACTGATCCTAAATCAAATAAAGAAAGAACTCAATGCCCCTTCTGACCCCGATTGAATGGTTAAAGGCTATCACCGCTCTAGTGCTGATAGCGTCAACAGCGTTGTTCTCGCTTACCGCGATAATCTGTTACGTGATAGGCTACTACGGGCCAGCTGAACGCGCCTTCTATGTAGCTGTCGGCACCGTGTTTACCGTCGCATTTATTGAACTCACCATAGCCCTAAGAAGATACCAAATCGCAAAACAAGCAAAGAAAGATAGATACTAAAGTATATGTTAACATCCCCACAAATCAAGCTTTTGAAATACGTACTCCAAGGCGCCGATTTAACTGTACAAAAAACGCCCCAAAAAAAGAGTGAACTGGATTCGCTCTGGGAGTTAATTCAAAGTTATAAAAACGATAAAGGTATAATGTGCCATAAAGTGATTATGAGTTGGGCTACGATGGAGATGCTTTTTATTCGTGCCCCTACAATCTTTATATACGTTGAACTACCGGAGGCGCGTATCCAAGAACATTCTTTAGACAGTTTGCACAAATTCATACAGCGACACCCACCAGAGTCAATGCACTTTATGCGAACAGTAGATTACGTAGTGGACTGTTCTATACAGCATCAATTCCGGCCCGAAGGCTTCGACTACGATGTCAGATCAGAACTGACAGGTAAATCTGTAGCGGAGGCCATGCTTCGTTACAAGTTATACTCGTTGTTCGTAGATTACAACTTATCGCAAAAATGGGCCGATATACAAAGCCTAGAAAACTTATGTACCTACACAGGCATCTGATGACTAGCCAGCCGCCGAAGGACCCACCGCCGCCCCAGTTAGGCGTCCCGGTTGAAGCAATCATCCTATCTGTTTTAGGATTTGCCTTTTTAGCCAAATTCATAATCGAGGTGACAAAGTGAAACAACTCAATTCTGAGAACAATTCGCAAAACCCTGACCCTACAACGATACTAGTTGTAGGGTTAGCTATTTTCATCATAGGCTACATAGCGATCAGAGGTTTTCATGCCTGATGCAGAATCCCACCCTATTGGTACAAACGCTAAGCTAATAGTCAGTGCAGTGTACTGGCGCAAAGAAGATCTCGACCTACTAGTTAACGAACAGCGTATCCTCGAGGTCATGTCGTCGCTTCGAGAACGTGCTTGTCAAATAGCTACGAACGCGAATCGCGTTGTAACGCATATCAGATTGATTAAAGTGTACCCCGATCCATACGACGATGCGTTCGGTAACGAGTATAGAATAAAAGCTATATACGCTGAAGCTAAAGCTATTAAGCTGATGGTAGTGTTTAACACAAAAGAGCGTAATCCAAATGCGCGATAACGCTACAAAGATTCTTGTGTCCATAACAATCTGGCACGAGAACTACGCCAAAGATTGGCAAGCCGACGAAGCCTTTATTTTGAATGTCTTCAAGTGCTCATTATTAAAAGCACAAGCAATCGCTTGTAGCTACAATGTACTGTTAGCCGATTGTGAATCTGTAAGAGTTCGCCCACATCCGATAAGTAGTAACTGGTCTGTGTCTTCAGCCGCGTTTCTTGATCGCTGGCTACAACACGCGTCTGTGTTCGCAAGCATCGAGTTAGTCTTCGGTTACACCACAAAAGAAAGACCGCCCGTATGAGCGATACGCCAACTAAAATTTTTGCTGTATCAACCCTGCACCTGACTAAAAAAGCCACCGGTAAAGATATAGCTAGTGAGATACGTGACGCTATCGAAGATACGTACATTCGAGCGTCCATAATCGCAATGAGAGGCGACGTCTTTATTACAGGACAGCACCTGATAAAAGTACTACCTTGGCCCCGATCCTACCAGTTCTACGCTTCTGAAGACTCCTTACTTAGCTACGAACCGCACCACTGGCAAACTGCTACCAGTATTCAGATACTTGTTATCTACAACACCACAAGAAAGAAAGAACCGTTATGCCCACTACTACCACGAATCAATTGATAGACTTAGCGATTCGAGCCCGCAACGCTTGGCACCTAGCACAAGGAATAGAACACTACGTTAGCTGGCACGCTCTAAACGGGGTCGATAAACTGTCTTGGATATCAGTGTCGAGCACCGTGCAGTCCCTTGTATTAGTACCTGTCCAGCAAGCGCTAGAGAGCCCCGTAATTGAAACCAAACAGCCAATCAGCTTAAATGAACGCAGCCAAATCATCAACGAGACAATCGAACAGTGTGCCGAAGTTTGTGGCCTATATCTTAACCAGTGTTACCCATGTGACTTCATAGCCGCTAAAATACGTTCTTTGAAAGAAGTAACCAATGCCGCATAAAAGCGAACGAAAAGTAGCTAAAGGTACAATAGGGCCAACTGGGGGATTAAAGTGTTCCTGCTGTCGTCCCGTAGGAACCAAAAAAGAATCCAAAGTACACTTAGCCCAATTAGCCCGTCGAATCGCCAAGAACGAAGTAACAAAAAACTTAAAGGAACACGATGCAGCTGAATGAAGAGCTGTTAAAGACCGCCGCGCACGCCGCATTTGTGGCCGCGTGTAGACACTCAGGTATACCAGTGCCCGATGTTAAAGGCCCAAACCTTAGTGCGTACTGGGATGCTGTCGTCAAGGCCGTAGCGCGCACACTACATTTTGAATACCCGTCTCCAGATCTCAAATATCCTGACGTACCAACCACCGAGGTTCAAACCGAACTACTTATCGAGCTCGCCAGGCGATCGCCCGATGCAGCCCACGCGTCGCAGTATACACGCATTCCGTTAGTGCTACCCGATGACGACGGCATACGGCCCGCTGGCAACTTCGACGAGTGCTTCTACTGTAAACAAAAAATAGGAACTCCCCACAAATTTACGTGCGGTATGATAACGCATAAAGTAGAGATGGCCTTTACAGTTAAAGTAGAGCTAGACGTGCCTATCGCTAACACCATCGAAGACACAGAATTTAGGTACAACGAGAGCAGTTGGTGCGCCAACAACTTGATTACCTTTCTCGATGATATGATAGAAAAAGGACAATGTTTATGTAGTCTAACGTCCGCCAAATTTGTCCGCGTAACAGACCCAACACCTAGAGGAAGAAGAAACGTACGTACATGACACAAATTTGTAGTAAAGGTAGTATCTTCGATAGCGGCGCCGAAATTATAATAAATCCAATCAATTGCGTTGGCATTATGGGTGCCGGACTTGCACTTGAATTCAACCGTCGATACCCAATAATGAATAACGTGTATAAGAGAATGTGCCATCGCAAGTTAATCCAATTAGGTAAAGTTTGGGTATGGCACGAGCACGAAGGCCCTTGCGGTATTGAACCATGTAGATACATAGTAAACTTTCCTACTAAAGATCATTGGCGCGACCGTTCACAATTAAAATGGATCGCAGAAGGCCTTGACGACTTCAAAAATCATAGCGAAATTTTGAACGCCAAATCTATAGCGATACCCGCTCTTGGATGCGGCTTCGGCGGACTTTCTTTCGACAACGTACGCGCTCTAGTAGTAGATCGCTTTAAAGAAGATAAACGTAAAATAAGTTTATTCACACCAAGGAGCTAATAAACAACATGGACTACAAAGAACTATACGTCCACAAAGAACCTGAGGAACGCCAAGTTACTATGGTCTTACGCACCGAACCAGATCCCCCATTCTCGGTAGACGCTTGGCTGGATAAGTATCCCGGTCGCGAAGTGTCTGTAATGCTTACATTTTCGTACACCGACAAAGATGTCGAGGCAGAGAGAAAGTACACTTGTGTAGCTCGACAAACTAAGAATGGGTACATATCCGCTACAGTAGCCGAAGCCTGTAGCGGAGAAGCTTTTTTAGAAGCCGTGAAAATGTTCAATAATATTACGGGAGACATCTATGCCTGAGTTCCCACCACCCATGACGCCCGCTGTGGCAATTCGATTGTGTCGAGAACGTATAACAGAGCTGCACAAAGAACTCTATCTAAAAGATTCTGTCCCCGAAGAAATACTGTTCCATTGTTTACAGTGGGCCGGCATAGCTAACTTGATAGAAAAACAAACATACAAGCTCAACAAGCAAGCGACATTGTTAAAAACAACAAAGAAAGAAAAAGGGTAACGTATGCCGTTAACATCACCACGAATCAGTGACGAAGATCTAGCGCACATTAAAGATAGCTACAAAGATCCAAGCCCTTTGTCAAAAAAGACAAACAACTTCGTACGCAATCTAGTTTTAGACTTAACAGACGCACGTAACCGCATCGCCGAATTTGAAAAGAGATACACAGACCCAATAGAAGTTACAACTCACAGTGACGGCGACAATCGACGTTTCGTAGCCAAAGACGCAGGTTGGTACAGTCGCGCAGAGCTAGTCGCCAAAATGTTAGGGTGGGAGCAGGTACATACATGGGCCGGCTCCTATCGTACGTACAGTCATAAAGATTGGGGCCATGCTTACCTATTGACAAAGCACAGTGCTGTTTCCGTAGCAAATCAACACTGGCCGGACCTTAATAATCCAGCAGTTGTTTTGGCCATCGAAACTATATTAGACACCAACCACTTGCTACCGCGTCACCGTAAGATAATGATAGATTACCATTTGGCAACTCCTCTGACAAGCGATGACCCACGCGGATTAAGAATAAGCTATTCATCCGAGACTGGCAGGTGTTTCGCTGAATATGAAACTGACGCCGAACGGTACAGGGTAATCTCAGCAGCATTAGTAGTCTGGGAATGGCATCTGTCCCAGTCCCAAAATGAGTTCAAAACTAAAGTAGTTAGATAGCTATGAAAAAGAACGCACACGATTATTTAGCGCTAGCCGACGCCGCGTTAGACGGCGACAGTGTTCATGGCGGTCCCAAGTCTATACGGCATCGCGTAGCAATCGCTATTGCGAGTAATGTTAGAGACACTTTTGATGAGTGCCAATGGCATTTTGCCGCTGAGGTACTACAGCGTATAGAAAAAGAGCTCGAAAATGATGCCTACACATCGCTTCAGAAATATAGAAAGCGCGAACGCGATAACGCAATCGAACAAGCTGCCTACATAGCCGAACAGTTTGGGCACGCCACGATTGGTAATTTAATTAGAGACTTAAAAGAGAAAAGATAATGATCGTAACTTACACTTTAAAAAGAAACCCTTTGAATAAAACAGTACAAAGAGTTTACAACCTGACAGGCGTAGAAGAGCACACACTGCTACAATTCAGTGCCTTTATCACAGGTATTAAAAACAGCTATCAAGAGTGCCTAGCTGGAAAAGAGCACTTTCCTAAAGAAGCTATAAAAGAATTAGAAGAGTTGCAGGAAGAAGTCACAGGAATAATAGAGGCCATCGACCAAGCGTTATCAGACGAGGCGAGTAAGAAGTTGAACCAAATCATCAAAGACCTCACCGTTGAAGAAAAGCCAAACTAACGGTAAGCGGTATACTTTATCATGCGCGTACCGATGCAGAATTATATACAGAAAAGAGGCCGCTATGACCGCTAACGAGATAGTTGTAATTGCTAAACGAAAACTAGGGAGTACCGTAAAAGCTAACATCTTCATTGAGTGCGTAATAGAGGTTGCCGAATTAAACAACTTCCCAATAGTGCCCTTGTTCAAAACAATGCTGACAGCCATTATCAAAACAGGCGTGCATAAAGTATCCAACGACAATTTTGAACTGCTGCTAAAAAAAGCAGCCGCTAGATACCGAAAACGTAAGTTAGAAGTTCGAAGCACCGAATCGGAGAAAGCTGTAAAATGTACCAGTTACTACGAACATTACAGTTTGTAGCATTGCTTTTGTTAGACCTCGCTCAAATAACAGTCGTAGCCTACGCTAGCAAAACATTGTCGCATAGTACGTATCGAGTTCAACACGATCTAGACCAACTAACGATAGCGATAGGCTCTTTTGCAGCCGCTAGCTTATGGTTGTTCGAGTGCCGAAAATATGTCAAAAGAATTTCAATAAAGGAACCAACCCATGAACACACCGTATAAACGAAGCCCTGCATTTTATGTTTTTGCTTTATTGATAGCATTTATAATAATGATGCTATTAGAGACTGTTACAGCCTACAGCCAGTCCAGCCAATCGTTTACAACTATGGTGACAACCAACACCGGAAAGTACATGAACGCCGTCTTGAACGACAATATCTTTTTTGACTTTTCTGTTACGCCTACAGCGTTAAAGGCTAAAAGGTACATACCAAATGTTAAAATGGTACCAGCCGTTGTTTTAGGGTACCTACCTAATAGTATGTGGTTGCCAGAGAATACCGCTTACAAGCTGAACAAATTTAGTACCGTGGAAGTGTACGTTAATGGAATCTACTTGACACCCCTAGGGGACTACAAGTTGACAACCGTTAACGAGATAACATACGTGCAATCTGTGCATATACCACAGTGGCAAGAAAGCCCCATACCGACACCGTATTTAGTTCAATCAAGACTACAACCATAGGACTCAAAAATGTATAAGCCTGTTTCTAAAACCAGAACGAACCCTTTTCCATCGAGCGAGACTACCCCGCTAAAGAAAAAGAAAGCGCTACATATACAGGACAAGTCAGAAGAGCCTAAAGCAACTCCCGAGTTCTATTGGCAAACAGATAAAGGATTTCCTACTCTGTGCGGATTATGGCGACCTGTAGATGAGTTGTCCACTCCTAATGAGATTATGTACAGCAAGGGCGTATGTAGAAGCTGCATGGCCATCAAAGGACAGCTAGCATGAGTTACAGAACAAGGCCTACTAACCCACTACGCGATCTAGAAACAGGTAAGCCGCCATCAGTAATAGAGCTTAGAAATAAGCGCCGAGAAGAGGGATACAGCGTCCTACAACAAGACCCGCTAATTAAGGGATGTCCCCACACGTTCAGCTTTTACTGTCCTGGGTGCGAGAAGATGCACTGTTTTAAGGTAAACCCTAAGCGCCCACCGTCGTGTAATATATTGTGGATAAATGTTGCTCTTGACAGTCCATTCCGCCCACTAGTATCTTTATCAGGATCTATTCTTGTTGAGTATAGTGATGGTAGGATATGCCACATAGAAATAAAAAATAGTCAAATAAAGTATTCAGGAGACACATGGCACGATTTAAAAAACATGGAAGTAAGTATGGTAAGTCTTTCAAAAGTAAATCCGCTACTGCTAAACCAGCAGACCTAGCAGTACCAGTAGCACCACAAGTATTTGAACCAGTATCGCCATCTTATATATGGCACTTTCAATTTCGTGAAGGTTACGGTGATGGTACCGGGCCAGAATGTACAGCCTGGACGGAAGGCCTATGCAAAAAGTTAAAGCACGCTGTGTTACTTTCAAACTTGTTTCATAGTAGTTGCGAACCCCACGCAGTTGCTAAAAAGCGGTGCTCTTGGTTCACTGATTGGCGAGGGTCGATCAAACCTAGTATCGCTAAAAAGATATGTTTGCTAGAACTACAGCTAATAAAATCCAGCAACGTACTGTTTACTTTTTACGTTCGCCAAGTAGACCTAGCAGATCGTCTAAAACACGTTCGCCGGTTCTCTAAAGCTTGGAAGTCTAGAGACAAGAGTAACCGAGTTACTTTTAGATACTACGATCTCCAAGGCAACTTAAAAAAGTTAACACCGTAGTGCGCCCGCAACAACGGTAATATATTACCTTAGCCGTTGCTATCGTCCAACGGCTTCAGCCGGGGGACGCTATTAAGCTACTCCACCCGCTGCTAGAGCGGCCGGTGTGCTATGAGGGTTACGAGTTCCCAAGTAGCCGCCGGCCGTTTCTATTTAGCGAGATTCGTTTAATAGCGCGGCGTAACTAGTAGTGCATAAAAGATGTTAAAGGATAATTCAAGATGAACGAAGAATATACTAAGTTTAGTACCGCACTCGCAGATAGTGATTTAGGCAGAGACCAAGCTATTTCACTTCTGCAAGTGGGGATCTAGTAGCTGTTAAGCATGATGCGAAAAAAACTCACACAAACAACCACTACGCTTCGTGCAGGCGCGTCCCGCGCATCGCTACCAGTCCAGCACATCCCGCGTAACCTTGACCCCTTCCAGCAGTGCCATACAGCCGCTACGAGACCACGATGAGCAGCGATTTCAGAGAATCCCGCAAACGCCAACTAACCGTTACAGCAATCTTGTATAAGTTCTTAAAGCGCTTTGATCAAGCCGTATTGGACGCAACCGACGGCAAACGTGTTTTCAATTCGCTGATGATGAACAGGCAAGATCAACTTCGCTTGTTCAACCTAGCAAGTTGGGAAGAACAGTACGCGGTTGAACTAAGCTACATAATAGCCACCTTATTTGAATACTACACAAAGATTCGTCGCGGTGCTAATATCGCTACTTCTTCAAATAGAGGTCTAGGTATAAGAGTAGCTACCTTAGTCGGAGAAGCAAGCAAGAAAGCGCTAGAGCAAAAAATTCTATTAGAGTACCCTCAGTTTGAAAACGTGAGCGGTCGCTTCCATCAAAAAATCGTCGAAGCGTTGTCTACACCTGCTCTTACAAAACGTTACGCCGTTGACGATGCAAAAGACTTTGTAGCTAGTTACGCTAAACGAATAGCAAAGCAAAAGAAAAAATATAACGTGGTAGTGCAAGAAATGAAGACGAAGCGATTTCGCGGGAACACAACAGAGAAATAAATGCCAGTAAGCTATTTTGAAGATCCATCGTTCCTAGACCTAGTTTTAGGATTGATGTGTAAAGACGTACAGTTTCTAAGAGATACAGGAAGTTTGCTATCACCGAAAGATTTCAAGCCGCAAGGCAAATCAACAATAAGTTCTAAAGAGGCCGCTCGATGGATGATAGCCCAGGTAGCGCTAGAGCATTGGGAGCAGTACCGCACTCCTGTTAAAGAGTTGCTAACTGCCGAGCTACTTCAAAAATGCAAGAAGCAGCGTATCGCCGCAGACAAGCAAGCAGTCATACTAGAGTACTGCAAAAAAATAAAGCGTAAGAAGATTACCTCAGTCGATTCAATCACCGACAAGGTTGTAGAATTCAAGAAAGAAGTATCTAAAGCCCAAGCTGTATCGCAATTGATAGACCTTCAATCAAGAGGCGAGCTGACAGACGAGAAGTGGTCGGAGATTTGCCAAACCGCAATTGACACCGCTAAAAAAGAAACACTCTATAGCACAGATTATTTTAAGGACTACAAGAAGCGCGTCCAGCGACGCAAGATGAAGAGTGCCAGCAGATTCCCAATGTTAATGATTGAGCCGCTTGACATGCTAGTTAAAGCAATCGGCCGCGGACATTTCGGCATTGTGATTGCACCATACAAGCGCGGCAAGTCCTTGATGCTGATTCACATCGCCGCGGCTTACGTATTACAACGCCTCAATGTTTTGTACATTACATTAGAAGACCCCGTTGAAGACGTAGAAGACCGCTTCGACGCTAACATCAGTCAATTACCTATTGGCAAGTTAGCTAACATGCCGAAGACATTCAAAAACAGATTTGAGCGCTTCACAAGATTAATTCGTACTCGATTACAAATTGTAGACTGTACAGAGTCTCGAGTGTCGGTTGCTGACATTGATGCTATTTACGAAGACTACCGTAACAAAGGGTTTATCGCTGACGCAGTTATTGTAGATTACGACGACGAGGTAAAAGCAAAGAAAGCTAACCAAGACCGTCGTCACGAGTTAGCAGAGATCTATCGAGACTTCAGACACTTCGCCGCTAAGAAAAAATGTATCCTATGGTCCGCCGCACAAACCAAAAGAGGTACGCAAGGATTAAAAATACTAGGAGGCGACCACTTAGCCGACGACATCAGTAAAGTACGCAAGGTGATGGTAGCTATCGGCCTAGGCCAAGGGGAGTGGGGCGAAGACTCCATCTATCTTCACATCGCCGCCCACAAGTTTGATAGACAGTTTGTAGGTTGCAACATCATGACCGACAAAGAGCGCATGACTTTGTACAGCCGAGAGAAAACCGCTAAGGCGGCAAAAGAGTATGCCAACAAGAAGAAAGCGCTCGACGACGATCTCGCAGAAGAGCTGCAACTGTGAGGAGCACGTATGGCATTCACAGATGACTTAGACTCCATAGGTGAAAAACACCAACGCGGCACCAACAGCACTGAAACAAGAATATGCTGTCCATTTTGTACCGACTACGGAGAAACAGCCGATGAACGGTTTCGCCTGAACGTAAACACTGCAAGAGATACAGCGTTCTGTTTTAACTGCAAGTACTCCGCTAAAGAAAACGCCCGTCACCGAGTGTTAGACAAGCTAGGTGTTACTGCAATATCAGACGTAGAGATATCTGATTCCGACATTGCGCCAGAGCCTGAAATAGTAGACCATTGGCCAACCGACGCCATACCAGCCGCCGGTTCAAAAGAAAGAGACAGCCGCGAATGGCGCGGTCGCCGCTATTTGAAAAAGCGCGGCATCACCAACGAAGAAATGATCTTATACAAAATACACGTTGGCATATCAGGGCGCTTCAAAGAGCGCATATTATTTCCCGTAGTAAAGAAAAGCACTATAGTAGGTTTCGCCTCCAGAGACTTTTCCGGGCAAGCTACCGCCAAGTACTTGAACTCACGAGGTACTAAATATGTATGGGGATACGATGCATCCGCATCTATCTTCGTTATATCGGAAGGGGCGATCAAAGGAATCTTTGTACGCCGGGCACTTTTAGCAATGAACTACTTACCAAAATGGTGCAGCATAAGCCCGTTAGGCTCCGCTATTACTGACTCGCAGATCGGTCAGCTAACCACTAGGCGCGTATCGAAAGTTATAATCTTGCCCGATCCAGATACGCCAGGGCTTCTAGGCGCTAAGAGAATAGCCGACAAACTCAGCGAACAAGACATCGACGTAGAGCTGGTATGGCCACAGCCTAGAAAACAAGCCGACGAGTACAAACTAGAAAAACTAATAGACGTTCTTTCCAACACTCGTGCGTACACCACAACCCTTAGAAATCAGATAAAAGCGCAAACAGCTTTTGGAAAGAACTTGCAACCATATGCGTAAAGTTGTTTTGATAGACGGCATGAACTTAGTGTACCGTTCTTATCATAAGAATAAGCTAACCACTGACGCAGGCGAACCAAGCGGCTGCATATACGGGTTTATGAAACTCGTATTAGACATGTACCGTGTACAAGGGCAAGCCGACGTTGTAGTGTTCTGGGAAGGAGGCATTGGGACCGCCAAGCCTAAAGAGTCTTATAAGAAAGCGTTAGCAAGAGATCTGTACAAGTCTCAAAGAACTCCTCATGAGGACATAGCCTCGATACTTCACCAAATGCACGAGGTACAAGCGCTATGCGGTATTTTAGGTATCGGACAAGTTTCAATTCCCGGTATGCAAGCCGACGACGCCATAGGCCTATTTTGCAAAGCGTACAGTGAGGACCGCGGCGTTTCTGAAGTACTAATATATTCAAACGACTCAGACTACAACCAGTTGATATCCGACAACGTATTCGTGCTACACAAAGGTAGCTCAAAGTTAGAACGGATCACAGAAAAGCACATAATCAACGAATACGTTATAACGCCTCAGTACTGGCCAGATTGGCGTGCGCTATGCGGCAAGCCTTCCGACAACTATAAAGGTGTAAAAGGCGTCGGACCCGTCACCGCAACAAAGTTAATAGCTGATGGGGTTTGGCCCCACGTGAAAGACTTCAACGACTTAATGAAGGCTACAAAAAATAAGTACGCCCACTTAAAAGAAATATGGCCTGAGGTGCACTTGTACTACATACTAGCCAAGATACCTACTAGCTTAAAAGATCCTAACATCCCACTAGACTGCAAACGCTTTGCTAAGCTGTTACTAACCAACAGAACGAGCTTACGTAAGAGACGGATGACAGCAGTAGGTAGAGCTAAAGCAGCCAAAGCATTTTTAAGATTCTGTAGTAAGTACGAATTGAACTATTTTATAGCGTACAAGCAACAATTTCTGTCCGGAATTTCAGTAGAAGGTTAACTTGACAGTTACTAAACTTTTCTATATACTATAAACGGCCTTATATGCCTCGAAAAACTCACCAAAAACTCAAATCAAAAAAAGCCAATGCGCTTACCCCACCATCAGGACTTCCAGAGATGATGCGCGAATCTCAAATTATGTTAGAGGTCTATGCAGACTACAAAAATCTAATTTGGCACAGAGCTATAGCGCACTATAGGATGCTGCCAGCGCATCTCCAGAAGCAAGTAGATCTAGAAGACTTTGTACAAGAAGGCTACCTGTTCGCCGCCAAGAGGCTCAACAAGTACTACACATCTTCTAAGTCTCAGAGAAGTACATACTTGTACTCTATCTTGAACAACTTTTATAAGAACGTGTTAGCCGGACTCACTAACCAAGCGCGAGGAGCAATAACAGTAAGTATCGATACGGAGTTCGAGTCTACAAGGTTAGGCGTTACAAGAAGCATTGACGAAGGCATCGACGCGCAAAAAGTAGCCCGTCGATTTCATGAATTAGCCAGCGTGCCTTTAGTATGCTACTTAGATACAATGTTGTTTAACCCAAAAGAACGCGCTAAGGTTTTACTCTGTACAAACACTTTCAAGACCCACGCCAAAGAGTTTAGAGAGCTAGTTAAAAAGACCGGGTTGACCATCAACCAGTATAGAATCGCAATACGCGTGCACCAGGCGTTAAAAGCACAAGAGGAATAAGGCGTCGTGATTAGCTCTAATGTACTCGTGTGCTGTAACTGCGGTAGTCGATTCAGCGAGCAGCACGCCGTCAAAGGCCAATATATATTTGAAACACGTGTGTGCGTTTCATGTTATCAAACAATGTACAAGACATCGCCAACGAAATGTTGTTTTGGAAAGCTATATGATAAAGACTCAATTGTTTGTGTTAATGTATGTCCAGATTCAAGTATTTGCAGCAAGGTGGTGGCAGACGTGCGTATCATACATTTGACGCCTGCAAAATTAGATAGTGCCAAAAAGTTTCTACAGGTCGGCACAAAAGACATGTCGGCAACTAAAATAGGTAATCCTTACCGCCAAGACTCAAATATTGGACAACTGTTTGAGTTCTTAAAAAAGAGACGAACCACCGACGAAATAAAAAAGCAGTGTAAGAAACTCGATTGCCAGTATGCGTGGGCTATGCGACAGCTACGCAGCGAAACATATCGAGGATACGCATGGAAGTTATCAGAGAAAGAACGAGGATTCAAGATATATGAAAGTCTCTAAAAGTGTTGCGCTTCTAGGCGAGATACCAAATAAGTACAAAAAGCGGTATAAAGAAAACGGCCGTGCGGATTGGATCGGCGTTCAAGAAAAAGATCCCACACCCATCGTATACTTTTCAGGCACATGCGCTAGCAACGAGTTTCCCGAATCTGCTTTTGTAGATATGGCCCACATGCGATTTAGATGTTTGTCGTATGCCTACTCAGGCCCAGGATCGCCGCTGTTTCAAAAACGCTTTTTAACCTCTATGAAGTTCTGTATGGATAACAACATACGAGTGTTCTTAGATTCCGGTGGGTATACCTTCCACGAAATCAACAGAAAAATTGCAGCTGGTAAAGCAGTAAAAACGTTCCAGAACAAAGAATTCTCAATCGAATCGTACACAGCAAATTATGTTAAGTACTTAAAAGCCATGTATGGACGTAAAGACACGTTCGACTTCTACGTTGGAATCGACAGCATTAAACAGTGCAAGATTATTTATGAAGATTTCAAAGAACTAGAATCTACCGGCGTAAGACCGATACCTGTTTATCATGGCGACGCGCCTATAGACTGGGTTCAGCGTTACATTGACGAAGGACACCGCATAATAGGTATCGGACTAGACCGACTAGGCAAGTCTAACAAGTTTCGCCTCCGGCAGTACTACTCGCATGTCTTGAACTATTGTGAGAAGCGAGGAGTCAAATGTCACGGCTTCGCGGTTACAGGCGATCTAATGTTTGAATTTCCGTTCTACAGCGTCGATTCAACAAGCTGGGTTAAAGCCGCCGCTTATGGTAAGATAATTGACTGGCGTGCAGACAAACACCGCGTGGCGTTAATACACGTTAGCAATGAAAGCAAAGGCAAGCTACTTATGACATCGCTGGGCAAGGTGCCTAAGCAAAGCTTTAGAGAGCTACGAGAGCGTACAGAGGCTTTAGGTTTCGACTTAGAGCTGCTGCAAAGAAGTTTCCACTATCGCTGTCTTTACAATGCGAGAGTGACCAACGAAGCGATAACACAAAATCAAGCCAATCTCTTAAAGTGGAAGAATTGGGGGAGCGTTCTAGATGTTTAATGATCAAAAATTGCCGTTCTTGTTTCAAGAGGCGATAGTCACAGCTATAAGCGAGCTTGTAAAGCAGCCGAGCATAGAAGCAGCCGGCGGTCCCAAGCATTTAGCAGATACACCACGTAGAGTAGCTAAGGCTATGTTAGAGTGCCTATCAGGATCGTTTGTAGACCCTGCGCTAAGTTTAACAACTACGTTTCCATCCGAAGGATCGGAAATGATACATGTAGCCAAGGTGCGATTTATAAGTTATTGTGCGCACCATCTTATGCCATTCGTTGGCAGCTATTCGTTCGCGTACATACCAGACGAAAAGATAGTTGGATTAAGCAAAATTCCAAGAATGATCGAAGTTCTATGCGCTCGCCCACAAGTACAAGAAAAGCTATCGCGAGAAATAGTAGACATCTTTCAAGAAAACATTAAGCCTAAAGGATGTGCCGTATCAATGGATGCCGCACACTTTTGTATGTGTTGCCGAGGAGTCAAAAAATATGCAACTACAAGGACAACAGCCCTTACCGGTATATTTACTAGCCAAGAAGTAAAACAAGAATTCAATGCTTCAGTAGGTCCAATAAAGGAAATTTTATAATGACAAAAACAATCAGAGCAATGTTAAGTGTGCGTACCACGTTCGTAGCTCTACATCAATTTGCAGGCGCCCCCGAAGCTGTAGGTTACTTACGTCTCCCACACAGACACGAGTTCGTAGTAGATATCCATGTAGATATCAACCCTTGCGAATTGAACAGGAGCCTCGAATTTCACTTACTAGAAGCTCAACTTAAAAAGGTAGCCAACGTAGTCCGCTTGTCAACACTGTTACCAGTAGAGTTAACCGATCAAGGTCACATAATCTTTTTTGCCTCCTGCGAAATGTTTGCAGAGATTATCGCTAAAGAAATGCTAAGCGCCCCGTACTTGAAAGACGTTCCAGAAATCACTGTACGCGTCGGCGAAGAGTACACAGGCCCCGCTGCAAGTGTAAATGTGGTGCGTTCGTAATGTCCGAAACAAGTGCGGTAAACAAGGCATCTTTGATCAGCGCCGTAACACTATTAAGCAAGGTTCCTGCAAGAGTAGGCATTACAAGTTCGGAGTACTATAAGCTGACATTCTCAAAAAGTCAGCTTATAGTATCGTTAACCGCTGAAGTGTTCGGTGATCAAACAGTCACCGTAGAAACCGCCGGCATAACCGAACTCAACTTCTTTGTAGACCGCAAAACGCTAGAGCCGTTCTTAGCAGCGTTTCAGAATAGCCAAAGCGAAAAACCGTTTCTCTTCACACATCGCAAGGCCGGAGAAAGCGAAACGCTAACTGTTAAATGCGGTGTTCGTAAAGCCGAGTTCACCCAAGCGAAAGAAGTAGGCGGCTACGGCAAAGAACCTAAAGTCTCAGGCAGTAAGATTACATCAATGACTGACTCTTTTGTTGACGCTATATCGCTAGCGCGCAGTTACGGGTCTCAAGACCCCACAATGGGAGAGCTGAACGGTATCCGAATTGAAAAAGGATTAGTGCTAGCTAGCAACAAGATCTCAGCTTTCCAGTACAAGTGCAAAACCCCAATTGCACAAGTATCGCTCCCCACACCATTTGTTGATATCATGTTGCTGTTTCAAAAGCACACAATTACATTTAATGAGCGATACTGTAAGATGCGATCGCCACAAGGCTACCTATGCCAAATTCTGAACGAGAAAGCCAGCAAGTTCTTTCCAACAGAGTCGTTAGCAAAAGGTATCCGTAACGCGTTAAAAGCCCCTGTCTTGATACAGGTGAAAGCTGCGAGCTTCTTTACAGCGGCTAAACGATTGAACGACATCATAAGCTCAGTAGTCAAACGCGACTTGATCCTTATAGTGTCCGGCAGCCAAGGTGAAAAAAAAATAAAGATTACATGTGCCAGCCAAGCCGGAGAGTTTACCGAAACAGTTATCATCAAGAACAAGCTACCCAAAGATGTGCAAATGGAATTTTTGTTAAACTTGCTACTACCTTTGTGTGATTCATCGCAAGTGCAGCATGACGTGTTAATCCGTTGCGACGACACACCAACAGTTCCCTACGTCTTTGAATTTCCGCAGTTGGTTCTTCTCCACGGAAGGTTGAGTAAGTAATGAAGATACACGCGATAGATAGCTCAGAAGTGCTCCCAACGGTGCCATGTAAAAAAACTAGTGTCGTTGTATCAACTAGTACAGAGCCTACAGCAGACCAAATACAAGATCTGCAAATCAGATCCGGTAAAGGCTGCGGCGACTGTTCGTTAAACAATCAGTCCAAGCTAGTTAAAATTATCGGTGTAAAAAAGCTAGACGCCGACCGCGCTATAACAATATGGCTACCCTACCCAACCGCTGAAGATAACGCCGCCGAGACCCTCCCCACGCAGATTATGGGGAGGTTTATATGGCAAGAGCTTAAACGCGCAGGCATCGACAAAGATAGCTGTAATGTGCAAAGTGTCGTACGGTGCTTCCCATCAGAGCAGTTAGGCGACTACCTTAGAGAGCGACCACCAAGCAAAGACGAAGTAGATAACTGTAGGTATTGGACAGTTAAAGCTATAGCTAAACTACAAGGCACCACTAAGGTGCATATACTGTTCGGGCAATTCACAGCCACTACACTTTTAGGTAAGGTGTATAAAAAAGATAAACCAATATTCTGGTCTTCTACATTGAACGCAACTGTAATCTGTGTAGATCATCCAAGCTACTTTATCAAAGGGGCTCCTGAGCTGAGGCTAGAACAGTTCCGGCAAAAACTCAAGACAGCAGCCAGCACCCTTCTGAACAAATCTAGATGGAGCTACCTAGAAAAGCAAGACTACAAGTTAGTAACAACCGTAGAAGACACAAAGCTGCTGTACAAACAGCTTTTGGCGCAAGGGAACGAGCGCACATCGGTAGACGTAGAGTATGGAGAAGTGAACGGCGCCATAACGATGGTAGTCGTAGGCTTCTGTCCCACACCAGGTATTGCCAGAGTAGTGGTGCTAGACCATCCTGAAAACAAAGAGTCCCCCGCTACCACAGCCAAGGTTAAAAAAATCTTGTGCGAAATGCTTGGGGACAAGAGAATCCGAAAAACTATGCACTACGGTGTGTCAGACACAGAAGCCATACAGAACCTGTTAAACACCACCGTTAAAGGTTTTTCGAGAGACACTAACTACACCAGTTATTTGAAAAATCCTGATTGGAGGAGCCACAGTTTAGACGCACAATCTAAAGAGCGGTGCCAAGAATTTGTCGGCTATAAAGAAATGATCGAGCCATTCATTCGTGCCCCTGACGGTACAGTGAACTACGCACGTATACCACTATCTGTTATGCGTTTATACAACGGCGCCGACTGCGATTTAACCAAGCGTGTAGATATAGCAACATCTGATGTAAACAAAGCGCTAGCTGAAACCTACATGCACGCTTCGTTTATAACGACGAGAATGGAGCGCACAGGGCCTTGGCTAGATAAAGAGTATTTCAAAGTAGTTAACAAAGCCATACCGCTCCGGTTAGCCAAGATCGCCAAGAAGCTTCGCAAGATAGCCGGTGACCCCGACATCAATTTGAACTCCCCCACAAAGATCGTTGAGGTAATGTATGGCAAGCTGAGGTTCCCAGTCTTAGACCCTAAAGGTAAAAAATCCACCAACGAACAAACTTTGAAGCTGTTAAAAGATTATCCTAATGGTAAGTTCTGTTCACTGCTCATGGAATTTCGTGGTTTAAGTAAAATGGTCAGCACCTACTTGAATAACTATGAGAACAGTGCTAAACTAAATGGTGGCCGTCTCAGAACTAAATGGTGGCTAATTGGAACGATCACCGGCCGCTTACGATCCGGCGGTAGTAAAAAAGGTGACGACGGTATCGTAAACATGCAAAACCTGCACGGCGAGCCCATACTTAAGAACTTGTTAGTAAGCGATCCAAACTGGCCCTTGATACAAAAGCTATTAAAGTACAAATCAATAAAAGATGTTCCAGATAAGCTTTGGAACAAGTTAGAAAATCTGAAAGTCTTTATATCAGCCGACTACAGTCAAGTAGAAATTAGAATCCTAGCGCAGATGTCTAAAGACCCGCTATTGATTAAGCACTGTCACTCAGAAGATTTGCACAGCCTTGTAGGCTCCGCGCTCACCGGATGGTCGGTAGATAAAATAAAGAACGACGAGCAGATAAGAACAACTGTAAAAGGAATACACTTCGGTATTATTTATGGGTTGACTCCAAAGAACCTGTACTTGAAACTCAAAGCAGAAGGTGTAGATATATCCTCACAACTCGTTGACAAGCTATACAAAGAGTACTTTAGAAAGTACTCCTACGTAGCCAGGCTAATCGAGCGATTAAAAGCATTCGCTGAAAAGAATAAGTACGTGCCAACAATGTTCGGATTCCGTAGGCCAATCGTTATGGATGATTCTGACAGAGGTACCTTCTGGGGAAACCAGGCCGTGAACTCCCCTATTCAAGGGTCAGCGCATCAACTGATGCTATTTGCTATGGCGCTTATATATCTCCGTCCGAAGTCTCTAACGCTACTGCAAGACCCCGTTATGGAAGTCCACGATGCGTTCGTGTTCTTTGGAAACTTAAAAGATATCGCAAACACGTACACTAGCATGTTACAGCTTTTAGAAAAAGATGTTGTAGCGCATGTAGCAAAGAAGTACAACATAGAGTTCAACGTGCCACTTAAAGCAGAAGCCAAAGTAGGACTTAGATACGGAATGCAGTCGAAGTATTTCGGAGGCAGCTGGAAGCAGTTCATTTTTAATTACGCGAGGACCAATGAAGAACAAAGTAAAGCGATCGACGACAAGTGGCTCACCCACGCTTGAGTCAACAGAACTCATAGTCAGATTAGACAAGCTAAGCAAAAGGCTTAGGTTTGAAGATGTACAAGTTATAGACGCCGCCATCGAGCAGCCAAGTTTGTATTTGGCTTCATGTAGACTACGAGTAAAGGTAATGGAACATAACGCCATAGTAATGGCAGAGTACGAGCAATACCGCAGTTCGTTATATAGCGAGCTTCGTGGCAAAATGCTTCTAAAAAGTCCCGGACGTGTTACCAACGTAGAAGTAGAGTCCGCGTTATCACAAGACCCGCGAATACAAAAAATGGTCGATAAGAAAAACGCGTGTGACCGTCTAGAAGAGTTATCAAAAGGAATGGTGGAGGCGTTTCGGCAACGATTATCTTCAATTAGAGTAGTTGCCGACGTTATCATCAGCGAAGGGAGGGTCGAAAGATCTGTACTCGCAAATGATAAAATGGGCGAAGTACAAAGAAAACTTAAAAAATAAAGGGAACACTTCATGCAAGAATTTTGGATAGTTTTAACGAGCGTAGTTGCAGCTACTATACTAATAGCGTTTGTAGTGACTTTATGCGCGGTGGTAATAATTGAGACAATAAAACGCGCAATAGTCTTTTGCAGTGCCGCTGTTAGCACGGTATATTTAACTTCGCGCACCGAGCTTAAATAAAAAGCTGTGGTGAGAGATTTAATAGAAAGGTATTCGTAATGGAAGAAGACTGGCGCCAAGAAGCCAAACAACGAATCAAAGACAAGGGAGAAGGAAGTCGCTTCAAACTTGCCCCAGGCGACAATTGTTTTAGAGTTCTCCCGAACCCAAAAGGCACCGCGCATCCACCGCATTTAGAAATCCTCCTGCACCGAAACGTAGGTCCTGATAAGAAGTCAATTCGGTGCGGAAAAGAGATCGACGAGCAAGGAAACGAGTGCTGGTTGTGCGATTCAAAAATTCCTGAGTTAGAGTCCAGCAGCAAAAGCTCTAACAAGGTTAAATCAAAAGAGCTTATTCCTAAAGAGCAAATGCTCGTACAAGTTTCAAGAGTGGACCCCGAATCTGGAAAGTTCACATCCCCCAAGATCTGGTGGGTATCTACCGGCGGCCCCAAGAGCCAATCGGTAGCCTTACTAGGTGTCCTAGCAAGTACGAAACGTCAATATGATGACCCCAAAAAAGGTTACAACTTGAACGTTAGTCGCATAGGCACAGGTCCGACTGATACACGCTACGGCGCAATACAGCCGGACGAAGAGCCTTCAAAAGTCCCCGCATCTGTTTTGAACGGTCTGAAGTCAGTAGCGTCTCAAATAGACTCTTATGACGAGGCCGTACAAAGAGCTGCCTACTATGGCCGAGACCTCGACGAGGTCCAACAATCACTCAAGGAGAACGACATGCCAATCAAGGCTAAGAAAAAAGACGAAGACGTAAAGAAAAAGAAGAAGCCCGTCGTAGAAGAGCCCGAAGAGCTCGAAGAAGACGACGAAGAAGAAGAAGAAACCCCTAAGAAGAAAAAGAAAGTCGTAGCGATCGCTTCCGCTAAGTCCAAGTCCAAGTCAAAAGACGAAGATGAAGACGAAGATGAAGATGAAGATGACGAAGACGAAGATGACGAAGACGAAGATGACGAAGATGAGGAGCCTAAGAAGAAAAAGAAAGTCGTAGCGCCCGCTAAGTCCAAGTCCAAGTCAAAAGACGAAGACGAAGATGACGAAGACGAAGATGACGAAGACGACGACGATGACGTAGATGATGACGATGATGACGACGATGATGACGACGATGATGACGACGATGATGACGACGATGATGACGATGATGACGACGACGAAGACGACGAAGATGACGACGAGGACGAAGACGACGAGCCAAAGAGCAAAAAGGCCAAGTCAAAAGTCCCTGTAAAGAAGTCTTCCAAGGCTCCAACTAAGCCTGAAAAGAAGTCTTCCAAGGCTCCAGCTAAGCCTGAAAAGAAGTCTGACAAGAAGGCCGACAAGACTTCCGGTAAGAAAGCTAAGAAGTAGCAGCAGCTAATTACGGAAAACGAAAAGCCCCGATAGCCTTAGCCCGCTATCGGGGCTTTTCTTTGCATAAGGAGCCTATGATAAAAAAAGAATACAACCCCGCAGAGCTAGTTAAAAGAATACAAAAAAGGCTAAAGCACTTTCCAGTAGACGAAGCCGATACCCCTTATTTGGACACCGGCAGCAAACGTTTCAACAGCGTATTCGGCGACCGTGATAAAGGGATAATGTATGGTAAAATGATAGAGTTGTCAGGTAAAGAGTCTTCCGGCAAAAGCTCACTTGCTTTTGACTTGCTAGCACTCGCACAGGCCGATGGGGCCTATACAGCGCTGATTTCGGCGGAGAACTCTGCCGAGCGCCAATGGATCGAGACCCGCGGTGTGGACTATGATAAACTGGCGCTATTCAAACCTTACATGGGCAGGTTCGGTAGTGAAAAAAAGAAGCTAGAATTAGCCAGTGCTGAAAAAATATGCGACGAGTTTGAAGACTGGCTAAAGACTGTGCAAGAAGACAAACCCGGGTGCAAAATTTTCGCCGTACTCGATTCTGTATCAGCCCTTCTACCAGAGGTAGCCGGTAAAAAATCTATTCAAGATATCAACATGCGGACAAGAATGTCTTTACCACAGTTTCTATCTGATCTTCTTCGTAGATGGGTAGGCCTTCTACAAAGTTGCAACTGTACAATGTTGTTCATTAACCAGATCCGCATCAACCCGATGAAGATGTTCGGCAATCCAGAGTACACTACCGGTGGCGAAGCCTTAAAGTTCTATTGTCATGTAAGAACTAAGGCTCGACGGATTGACGGCGGCGTTCTGCTACAAGCCGGCAAACAGGTAGGTATAAAAGGAACGCTTTCCAATGTAAAGAATAAAGCCGGGGGAGTTGAGCACCTATCAAGCGGCTACAAGATATTCTTTGATGGACATAGTTCATTCTTAGATGTCGAGAAACTAAAGAAAGAGAAGAAAGTTAAAAACGATGAGTAGCGACTACAGAAAACCCAGTATACCCAAAACGCCCACTGAACTGTTATCCGAGGCTTTTCAAGCTTTTTGTCAAGAAGCGTGCAAAGTAGCAGACGGCGCCACAGATCTAAATACCTTTAGAAAAAAAATGCACGTTTATATGGAGCGCCTTCCAGAAGAAGAGCTCACGTTATTATTAAGCCAGGTAGAGTACTTCGGCGGTAAGCTACGAAGCAATTTACCGGAAATGATAACGCGAGTCTGGCAAAACAAAAACGCCATTCTAAGCAAACGTACCAGCGCCGGGCGCACAGATACCAGACCGCCGTTACAAACACCGTCTTGACCCCTCCTAGCAGTCGCAATACAACCACTACATACGAGTCCCTATGAAAAAAAATTCGCTTATTACACAAACGCTCTCATTGGCTTTAAGACCCAAATGTTTTAGCCAGCTTCTAGGGCAGAAAGATATAGTAGACGCCATCCAATCGCAGATGGCTTCAAAACGAGAGCCGCGAGCATGGATGTTCGCAGGCCCCACCGGAACAGGCAAAACTACGATAGCTAGAATAATAGCTAAGTCGCTGCAATGCCGCCATAGCGATACGTTTGGCGAACCTTGCGCTAAGTGTCAAAAAAACAAAGAGTTCGATATTTCAGAGATGAACATAGCTGAGTTGAACGGCATCGACGCCATCAAAGAGATCGCCAGTCACAGTACGTTTTTCCCAACACCAGGATCACGTAGAAAGGTGATCATACTAGACGAAGCGCAACGAGTTACAAAAGCCGCGCAATCCGTCCTGCTAAAATACTTTGAAGACGCGTCCAAGTCTACCACATGGATCATATGCACTACAGAGCCTGAGCAGATACTTAAAGCGCTCCGCGGGCGCTGTTACCAGTTACAAGTTCGCCCAATTCGAGGAGCTATCGCCGAAGCGTTTATTAAAGAAGCCGCCGCAAAGGCAGGCATAACAAGAAAGCTGAACGACTTCATTGAGCAAGTTCATATATACGGAGTATCCGGCCCCAGGGATATATTGAACGCGCTAGAAAAATTCGCCAGCGGGATTGATCCAGAAGAAGCCGTAAGAGTTTCTACATCAGGGTTAGACGTACTTCGCATCTGTCAGAATCTCCGCCAAGGTAACTGGGCAATTATTAAAACAGAGCTTCGTAACGCTCAGCCAGAAGATGCAATGCTGCTAAAGACTTCTTTACTAAGTTACCTTAGAAACTTATTGTTGCACCCAACCCCAGGCGCTGAACTAAAAACGCTAGCGCTAGCAATAGACACGATAGGCAGCATACCGTTCAGCAACGACGACACTGTGCTAGCGCTGTTAACTTCAAAAATATATCAGTTGTCAAAGAGGTTCTAATGCGTGTAGTATTCACAGCGGATTGGCAAGCACATTCCCACAACCTAGAAGCGCTCGACAAAATAACTAATTTCTGTATAGAGCAATGTAAGTTTAGAGGCGCCAAGTACCTAGTTCACTGCGGCGACGTAAAGCACCATTACAATCCAGTTGACTTACGAGTAACGAACTGGATGGTATCCAAAATAAAGCAGCTAAAAGATAACGGTATCACGTTAATAGTAATGCTAGGCAACCATGACAGAGCGTCGATGAACTCTCCTGAGAGCTGGTTCCCTACGTTGAAAGCCGCCGGAGCCATAACGGTAACGCGACCGCGTATTCTCAAGTTCGGTAAATACGAGTTGGCAATGGTGCCATACCAGCCTACGTCGAAAGAGTTCCGAAAAGCAGTAGACCGCGTAGCAATGTCGTTGGACAACAAGAACGCTTGCCTAGTGTTTCATAACGAGATACTCGGCGCCCGCTTTAATGTGATTACTGATATACAAGAAGGTGTAAAGCGTCACAAACTGCATGAATCAAAGTTTCAGTTCTGCGTAGGAGGTCACATTCATTATCATCAGCAGATAGGCGAAAAGACTTACTATGTAGGTAGTCCTTTCTGCCATGACTGGAATGAAGCTAACCAAATAAAAGGCATCGTAGCTGGAGATTTAGATACAGGTAAAATAGACTTTGTATCGTCTCCAATACCAGGATGGTACGATAAGTCATTACCGTTCTTCCCCACAAATCGTACCAATTGGACAGGTACTAAGGTAAGAATACCTGTAAAAGTAGAGAGCCGCAGTACTAAGTTTACAGTGAACGTAAAAGCCGCTATAGAGGCCGCCAGCGAGCAGTTCCCAGGCGCCGAGATATTCGTAGCTTACAAATTCCCTAAAGAGGTCTCGAGTACAGGATCTCCAGCCCTATCAACTGATGAGACGCAAGCGGTAACAGAATACGTAAACCGATTCGCTTTAGGATCATTAAAAAGACACTGTGGCGCGCTAACAGAGTTAATCAACGGTTTCTTGAGCAACGTTCCAATATCAAAAGTAGCCCAATCAAAAGTGCTAATAAAGTCAATACGTGGCGAGAACGTACTATCGTTCCCAAAGTTCGACTACACCTACAAAAAAGGCTTAACGGTAGTAACCGGAAAGAACAAAGACTGGCAAGGCGATTCTTCTAATGGCGCCGGTAAGACTTCCTTCTTACAGCTGATTGCTATTCTGTTATCAGGCAGATCGTTGAAGAAACAAAAATCAGATGCCTGGGTTCGCCGCAACAGTCGTGGCCGCGCGTTCATAGAAGGTACACTAGAGGTCAACGGTAAAGAAGTAGTCATACGTAGAACGCGTAAGCCCACAAAACTAGAGTTTACTGTTAATGGTAAAATGCGTAGCACCGGTATAGGCATAGATGGAACGCAAAAAGCCATCGAGCAATATACCGGACTTGTATGGGAGGTCGTGCAAAACGGGATCTTCGTAGACCAACAAGACGTTAGCAAAGTGCTAACTGGTACCGACAAAGAGCGGTTCGACATCTTTAGCAAAATGCTCGCTCTCGACAGATACTCCCTAGCAGCGGTAGCCGTCAAGAAATCTAAAACAGATCAGCTGAAGCTGCTAGCAAGCCTCGAAGGCGCTCTCGAGGTGTACGGAGACAGCAGTAGTCACATAACTGATCTATCATTACAGATCAACAAGCTGCGAAAAGAGCTCAAGGACAGTGCTATCGTAAAAGAAGCACTGCACGCTCTACATGTTCGCGTGGAAAAACTATCACAGTTGATAAAAGAAAAAGTCGCCAACTTAAGTTCTCCAATCGACGCGCAGAATAAAAAAGACGCCGCAGCAAGTAAAGTTATAGCGCTTAAAGAAAAGCTACTATCGTTAGAGAGCGTATCAGATATATGCCCTACATGCGGTAGTGTAATAAAGGACGCTTCAAAGAAGAAGCAGCAAATAAAGCAGTGTCGCGTACAGCTTGCAGATGCTCTTAAAAACAAAGCACACGCCACTACAGCTTTCAATAGAATCGTAGAGGCCCGCCAAGAAGCAGTGAGCAACTTGAATGACAAGAGGCAACGCTTAGTAGAAGACTCTTATCAAAAGAACGCAATGGTTCAATCAATGCAAGTAAAGAAGCATATGTTGAATAGGTTAAAAACAATGTTGGTCGAGGCGCAAGAGGCCGTATCAAAGAAAGAAAAGTTGGAAAACAAAGCCAATATGCTTAGAAAAAGTCTACAGCTATTAGACTTTGCTGAGAAGAGCCTAAGTCGTACAGGCATACCGCTGCTACTGATAGAGCAGTTCTGCCCCGCGTTAAATAAAGCGTGCGAGTACTACAGCCAACAGATATGCCAAGGCCAACTAGCGGTAAGCTTTGAGTTCGACGCCGACGCAGTTATGGCAAACATAACTAACCCTTCAGGCGGAGAATCATTCCGCGATCAATCAAAAGGTGAAAGCCGACTAGCAGGACTAGTAGTATCCTTTGCAATAAGAAAGGTACTTAACCCCACTAACATAATGGTGCTTGACGAACCCGGTGATGGTCTTGACGCATACAACGCTAAGATGCTAGCCGATAAGATTTCAGAAATGCGTAAAGACTTCGGTACAATACTACTGACCACCCACAACAGCAACATCCTAGACTCGGTACAAGCCGATAGGCATATCGTTATAGAAAAGCACAACGGCGAAAGCAAGATAACAAAAGGAGTTAATTAAAATGCAACGGCAGCATAGAGAGCACTTATATTACGTGACGCTAGAACCCTATAAGGCCAGGTACACCGAGTACGTATCAGGACACAAAGGAACGTACATGTCCCAGTTCAACGCGTTCAACATACCTGTAACAATAGTAACTGGAGACGACGATCCTGTCACAGTCTCGTCGAAAGAAATTACCCACGGCTCTGTAGTAGATGCCGGTTCGCGAACTACATATAGCTTCAACCAAATAAAGAAGTTAGTGAGCATGATTTTAGCAGGAAACCTTGACCCGCAAGACTACATCTATTTTGAAGACTTCTGGACGCCAGGCATGGACGCGCTCATGTACGCTTTATGTACCGCCTACGGTCCCAACAAAGAGAACTGGCCCGGTATCGGGGGCTTCTGGCACGCGCAAACTGTAGACATGCACGACTTTACAGCTTCTTGGGCAACGTATATGCGGCCATTTGAAATCGCTTACTTAAATATGTACACAGACTTATTTGTGGCCACGCAAGAAATGACACTGCTGATCAAAAAAGCAAAGCTGCCGATTAAAAATGTGTACGATGTAGGCCTACCGTTTGTCAGTGCCCACATCAAAGCCAAAATTCCAATACCGACAAACAGGATAAAAGAAAATATCGTGGTGTTTTCTTCTAGATGGGATACCGAAAAAGATCCCGGATTCTTCATGGACGTGATCGAAACCTACTTAGAAATGTTTCCGCTATCAGAGACCAAGTTTGTAATATGTTCAGGCCATGCTAAACCTATCGTGAACGGCATCATTAAGACAAACGACATTGCGTTGTCTACGCGCCTAGAAGCCCTTAAACAAATGCACCCGAACAATGTCGTAGTAAGAACAGGATTATCAAAAAGAGAATACTACGAGCAATTAAGCATATCAAAGATCAGCTTCAATTGTGCGTTTCAAGACTTGATATCGTACACGTTATTAGAGTCTTCAATGTTTGGGTGTCATCCGTTGTACCCTAACTACTTTACGTTTCCAGCTACGCTAGGCTGGCGGCAAGAGTTGATGCATAACAGAGATGTCAACGAATGCGCCGAAAAGATAGCTGACATGCTAAGATGGTCACCAACTAGTTATAGTTGGATACACGAGAAATGCGACGCCATGCCACAACGCGTTTTGCATAAAGCAGGCTTCAATGTAGGGGACCCCGGTAGTTATCAAGATGCGTGTGATAGATATAAAGTTAATAGAAAAAAGAAAGCAGGTACAAAATAATGAGTAGCACTAAAGTTATTAGCATAGTCGGTTCCCGTCACCGTTCTCCAAATAACCCATCCGGTAACATCGACTTGATTAACAAAATAGTACAGGAGGTTAGACTAGATCCGGCTAACGACAACTTTACTATAATGTCGTTAGGATGCGATAAAGGCTTCGGCAAGGATGTAAAAGACTACTGCAATGAGCAAGGCATCAAGTTCGCCGAAATTTTGATATGGTTTAACGGCCCAAGAACAAAAGAAGAATACAATGATTTGTTCTTGTCTCGTAACTCAGCAATCGCTCAAGCCGGTAGCATGTTTTATCTAGCAATAAGTAGTAAACGTGTTACGCAAGTAGAAGACCTACTAGCAAAAGTAAAGCTACTAGGAAAACCTTTCAAGGTTTATGATGAAGTGAACCAGCTGGTGGAGTATGAAACCTAAGCTGGTTAAGTCTGGAAAGTACAAAGGGCTATCCATTCAAGAAAAGAACCGGCTCATAGGATCTCTAGGCGGCCTCGCCCGCGCCAAGAACGTCCCCGAACTTGTTCGATTAAGAGACTCCATAAAAGGCGGGGTAGTGTATTACTTGAAATACGGACCTGATAAGCTAACCGAGGCTGTTAAAAAATCCTGGGCCCAGGCATCCGATAAAGAAAGAAAAGCTAGGGTGGCAGGAATGCACGAAGCTACAGGAAAGCATAAAGGAGCAAAGCTAAATGGCCAACCGAGGAAAGATGTCGAAGAACAAGGGCGCCTCGTTCGAGAGAAAAGTCGCAGAGCTGATAAGAAAGGCCGCCAACCTACAACCAAAAGACCTGTATAGAACGCCCATGAGTGGCGGACACGCCCAGCATTTCAAAGGCGACTTGACAATGAGTTTTCGAGCTTACAAAGTGTTCCCATTCATAGTAGAGTGTAAGCACAGAGCCACTTGGAAGCCACTGAGTATGTTCGATGCCGGTGTAGGAATCCACAGTTTCTTCCAGCAGGTGACGGTAGCGCAGAGCAAAGAAGAAGACGTCCTTCGTCTTGTTATAATGCGAGGTAATGCTACAGCCATCTATGTTGCCTTTAGTGTAAAAGAGGTAGCAAAGGATCTCAGGTATAATAAACTGCTACTTGCTACACATGCAGGGCTGCATTTTAAAGTCGATGGCGAAGAGTGGAAGATGACACTCTTCAACAGATTCTTAAAAAGAGTCGCAATCATCACAAAGAAAGAAGAAAAAGCTAGATGAAAACAGGACCCTTTTGGGAACTCGAAAAAGAGCTAAAGTTTGAGGCCGCTCACTACATGCCTTTGTACGACGGCCCATGCTGCAACATACATGGTCACAGCTGGCGTGTAAGAATCGTTTGTCGCTTTTACCATATCCACACAGCTGGCGCCCTAATGGGCATGGCAGCAGATTACGCACGTCTCAAATCGTCGCTAGAAGAAACAGTAAACAAGATGGACCACAGTATACTAAATAGTTTGGCGCCTGAGTTAGAGCACCCAAGCTGTGAAGTGTTGTCGAAGTACTTGTTCGATTGCTTGAAAGCAAAAGATCCAAATTTGGCCCCCGATGTTTACAAGATCGTGATACACGAAACTTCAGTGAACACGTGCACATACTACCCATACGGAGATAACGCATGAAAGAACTAGAATATAACATAGCCGAGCACTTCTTCTCGCTACAAGGTGAGGGGGCGCTTACCGGCACACCAATGGCCTTTATCAGGCTAGCCGGCTGTAACGTCGGGGAGTACAGACCGATAGACCCAGCTGTACTATGGGCAGATTGGCCCAACAGTGACGAGTTCACCGCCGCGTCCCAAAAGAAGCCCGAGGCGCTACGAGTGCTCCACCCAATGCACAGCATATGTACCACCGCTTTAGGACAAGAGTTCTTATGCGATACTGACTACCATATGCGTTACAAGATGACGGTAACAGAGATCGTCGAGTACGCGGCCACCTGCGGAGCAAAATGGGTGTGCCTAACAGGAGGCGAGCCGTTAATGGTAAACGTGATTCCGCTGATTGCAAAGTTAGTTAAAAACGGTATCAAAGTTCAAATAGAAACAAGCGGAACGGTTAGGTTTCCAGAAGAGCTATCAATGGACGACGCAATAGACCAGGCCGTTTACGTTACATGCAGTCCAAAGAAAGGTTTCAAAGAAGGCAACGTACCAAGAATCGACGAATTCAAGTTTGTTGTGAACTTCGCGTATACCGAACATCTGAAGCTCGAACATGCCGACCAAGTTACGATTATAGAGATTCAAAAGATATCAGCACTAGCCGACAGTGACGTACCAATCTTTGTACAAGCAGCAAACCATGTTAACACCATTGATGATATTGCTACACAAGCAGCAATGGAGTTCGTGAAGCGCCATGCCCACGCTAACTTACGATTATCCGCGCAATTCCACAAGTACTTACATATTAGTTAAGAAGAGATTTTACAACTTGAACAAGATTAACCCTGCCTAAACGCAGGGTTTCTTTTTGTCCCCAACTTGCAAAAATAAATTTATAAGAACTATTGCAAGTGCACTATACTATCTATATACTAATTTCATCAGCCACTACTCACATAGTGCGCTAATGCCAGTTGTGCGCTGCAACAACAAGGTGTAACCGACAATTACACTATATATATATACGCTCACAAATCTTTGAAGGAGGCTAAATGAAAGTTATTATAGCGCGAGTCCATTCCACTACACACGAAGTCGAGTTTAGTCAGATGCGCCCGCGCAGTATCCGCTTATTGCAGAAATACTGCAAAACCGAACTAGCTGAACGCGAGGACCTGGCGGCCGTAGGGGCCGCGATCACGTTTCCTAAAACGGTAACAGCTATGAACGTGTGCATCTTCACGAGGCGCATGTGACAGCCATACAACGGGAGAAATGTCCCGACGATAAAAACATGCGTGCCTATCATTCCCGCGTAAAACTGTCCAGCGATCCTCTCGAGCTGCTACTCAACGGGATGCGTTCGGAAAACGAGATCCCATCGGAGATCGTGAACATGCCAGGAGTCAACTCCGTCGAAGCATACGTCTTCATGATTGTGGTTCGCAAGTCCCCCGCGTTCGAGTGGGAAGAAATCGAGCCTAACATTCTACGCATTCTCGCTGCATTTAATATGCCGCTAGAAGGCTCAAAACTACACAACCAAATTTAGAAAAAGGAACATAAGAATGCCTGATTTTATCGATCTCGACAACATCGAAGATGAGACACCCACACCAGAAACAGTTGGAGGTGTCTGGCGTGCCAAGCGCCCCAGTAGACCAAGAAAATCGTTCACCAATTGCCGCCCCAGGTGCCGGAACATCGCTTGCCTCACTGTACAGCGAGCACCAGAAACAAGTATTCCTGTTCGACACTTCCGGCTCGATGGGCGAGCCGATTGAGTATAGTGGCCGACTAGCTGATTATACTTATGTAGATGAGTTTTTCAAGTTTACGCTCCCTGCTATCCGCAAAGACGTAAACCATCTCTTGTACACGTTTACATCCGCCCACCCACTTTTTATAAAACTGTCCCAAATGAACGAAGAGCAAAAATGGACAGACGACGTCGCAGAGAATTACAAAACGCTAGAACAAGACGAAGAACTCGTGCAAGATCTAGCGCTAAACAATTACATTTGGCCTGCGTATAACGCCGTCGAGCTTTCGCCTAGTTTCAAGTCCAGGCTCAGAGTAG